TATAGTCTAATGAAGCATCTTCTTCCATAACCCAACCAGTCTTATCTAATAATTCGTTCTTATCAACCTCATCTTTGAAATACTCATCTTCTCTCTCCAGTTCAACCCCTACAGCATATCTATAACCCCCTGTAAGATTATCCCTACCCTTGCCACTATGGTAGCTAAAGGTATTACCAGCGCCCTCATGCTCAGCATAGCAGTCATCACAATAATAACAATCATCACTTTCGCTATATCTTAAATCATCCATATGGGCAGTCCAACCACAATCATAACAACTTCCATACCAATCACAATAACAATCTTCACAAACTCTATCTTCTATACTATCAATGTAGTATGTATAATCCGTCTGAACATAATTATCACAATGATTACACAATGTATAATACCTATCAATACAATCTCTACAGACATACTCATAGTCATCTTCTACCCAATACATATCATCTCCTAAGTGATACTCTCCACATTGACCACACTTTCGCATACAGTCCTCGCAATACACCTCATCATCTATAATGATAGGGTTTTCAGGGTTAGTTATGGGATTTCCACAATTAACACACTCTAACTTCTCCATATTCTTAATAAAATTAACTTAGTCGCTTTAGCACTCAGTACAGTTTTATACCCCCTACACTAATAATTTATCTATTTACTTATTTTTGCTCTGTAGTTATCTCTAGGATAGATTACATAACTTCCCTTTATATACTCTATGCTGTAAATATAACATATAGAGTTTCCCTCGCTATCACTTGATATTAGTATTTCTGCGTCTGGGTTAAGGTTTGCCAATTCTTTAATCAACTCAATTACTTTCATTTCACTTTTAACTTAATAATTTATCTATTAACTTACTAAACCAGTATAGCATATCCATATCTGATTGTCAAGTATTATATTGTTTATCGTGAAACTGTAAAATTGCCCTTGCTCTATTCTTTGTATTCAAGCAATATCCTACAATTCAGTCGCTAATTGTATTATAGGAATTCTTATTATCCAATCTTACAGTTTCATATGAAACATTATCTTTTACTTCTCAACTATCTGATACAGTATATCATAACTGTACCAGATTGTCAAGTTTATAATCTATCCTATAGTAATCCGATACTATAGGTTGTACCCTAGCCCATATCCCTCTAAAATACAAGTACCATGATATATAGCTTGGCGTCTTACATTATCACTATCCTTGCTATGTGTATATACCTCTTTGTAATCATACACGCTATCCACTACTGTATAATCCAAAATCTTGTTATTTAAGACTTTAGCTACAGCGTAATTATCCTCAATGATATACAGCCTATATATACCTCTCTTGGTCTGGTCTATAGCATTCTCTCTAAAGTGCTTTAGACTATAAGGGCTATCTTTTTCATTGAGTAAATTACCGAAGTAATCTACTTTTTTCATAATGAAAAGAGATTAAAATTATTTAGTTGTACTATCACACTTGTTAAAAGTGTAATACAGTATATCATAATAGCTCTCAGTTGTCAAGTACATTATTCTGATATATTGTAAAACTGCTTTCTTCTCTAACTTTCTAATACAGTATAGCATAATCAATTCTAGTTGTCAAGCATATAATCACTATAGGTTAAATACACTATATACTGAGCCTATAGTAAAATAGGCTCAGACTATGGGGTATTATACCAATTCCGATATATCAATATCAGACTGATAATCATCATCATCTACTATCTCAAGAATATCAGTTAATTCCTCACACTCTAAAGCCGATAGTAATTCTTGCTCATCTAACCAAGCCTCAATTTCCTCATCAGACATTGGTATATCAAGCTCATTGATGATTTCATCATCAGAAATTATGTAGTTATCCATAATAATATAGGATAAAATTATATAAAGAACTATAGGTTACTAACCTATATACAGAGCCTATAACTAGATAGGCTCTGACTATAGGGTACTATTCTATATAGGCTATGTTGTCTATCCTATAGAGTATAGTTTCCTGTTTCATCTCTGTTTTGAGGTCTAGAGCTATTTTAATCACTTGCTCGACCTCATCATCTGTTAGTGTAGAGCAATAGGCTATGATATCCTTATTACTTTCTACTACTTGCTGACCATTATCGGCTATGTAAAAGCCTTTTATACCCTCAACTATTCTTGAGCCACCAAACAGCCTTGCTAACTTCTCAGCTACACTATAGGCTATAGCCTCATTATCTACAGGCTCATCTAAACCTATAGTAGAAGGTACTGTAATTGATATGCTATGGGATAATTCCATATCATCAAAGATTATAAGTTATATAAAGAGCCAGCTGTATTGCTATTCAATTCAACTGTAACTCAGTATAGGGGAAAGGCTAACAGATGTCAAGAAGATAATTGTTATAGGCTTATCTGGTCTAGTACAATATAATGATAATATACCCTTGTAAAAGGTAAATTGAATACAGAAGAATAATACTATAGGCTCATACTTTCAAGTATATCACCAGTTTAAAAGCCTTTTAGCATAGAGCATGCTATAGGCTAGTGTTATTTTCGCACAATCACCCCTGCTCACTATAGGTCATTACATATAAGAATACCCTATAAGAAAACAACCTCAGTCCCCGATAGTGATATTCTATAGGTCGGTTGTGAGGTTGCCCTCTATTTATGCCTGTAGTAAAGCATTATAGGACACCCTATATAATACAGCCTATAGTAAGAGGGGGGGTACGACACCGAGGTCGATTTCGCTGGGGTGGGTGGGGTTCCACCCTGTTAATACGGGGAAAAGGGGACCTGTGTACGCACACTATGGGCCAAAAAATATACGGGGCGAGTAGGTATTGCGCTTTGTACGCACATATGGTATAATGTGGTATTAACTTATAAGGGGGGAGGGTATGAAGGAGAGCAGGGTACATTTGCGCACAGAGCCTACAGTGAAGAGGTTGTGGGAGAGGGAGGCTGAGAAGCGCCATTTAACGTTGAGTGAGTTTATACACGAGGCGGTGAGGGAGTATATAGAGTTTGGTAATGTAAGGGTGAAGAAGGAGGCAGTGGGGAATGCGCCGAAGAAGCACATAACGTACTTTAAGTAGGTCGTGCCATAGGGACGAGTAGTAGTAGGGCTAGTGATAGGAACACGAGGGCTCCTAGTTTACGTGGGTCGTCTAGTAGGTGTACGAAGGCGGGCACTAGGAGTAGTAGGGTGAATACTTGTAACAATGTTTTTCTTTTCATAATAATAAGGGTTTAAATTTATATATTAACCTCTTGAATCTATATGGTTTAAATCAGGGTTACGGTAGATTTTTCTACCTTTGGTCCATCCTCCGCAATCCAGGCATTGGTATCGTTTACGTCTCCCTGTCTTAGTAGCGTAGAATCCTCCTTTACGCAGGTTGTGAGACCCACACTTAGGGCAGGATTCAGGCTGGTCGTCTATTACGGCTAGGGAAGGGTGATTACTCATCCACGGTCTTAGCTCGTAGTAGAGGTCTTCTAGCGCTTCAACGTCTGCTTTACAATAATCTTTCATATGGTTCCAATCTTTACGTACTCCATTAAGGCATCCTTTAATAACTTCTATGCCTCCCATATCTTCTTTTAAGCGAAGGTCCATAGTCTTACAAAGGTGCTTAAGGCTGTTAGAGGAGAACCCAGCGACTCTACGAGCCACCTTAAGGGTATCCACTGTAGCGCTAGGCTCAGGAGGTTCCATTTTATGGTACATCATTCTAGCGTGAGCCTTCTTAATATCGTATCTATCTCCGTTATGGGCTACTAGTATGTCTGCTTCATTGAACAGTTCGTGTAGTCTCTCCACAACGTGTATATCGTTATTAACTCCTGGCTCCCAATCGTCGAAATCATCCTGTCCTACAACGTGTGGTATCTTAGCGTCTGCCCACTTATAGGCGAAGCATAGTATCTGCCAGTCTTCCACTACATCTATAGCGTCTGACTTCCACAATCTCCAATTGTAACTTATAATAGGGCTTATCTCAATATCAAAAAACAGTATTCTAGCCATTATTATATTCTCGTAAGATTTTAATAAACTCCTTAGCGTCTTTAGCCTTCTCAAATATATGAGAGAACTCCGTCCACATTTCCGACATCACCTCTCTTTTTTCAATATGCCTATTAAATAACCCACCAACAATTACGTCTTCCATAACGGCTGGTCTATATTTCTCCACTTTATAAGCCCACTTATCAAAAATCCACGAGTTCTTCTTGGTAAGAGGTATCTTCTTTAGTCTATAGTCTTTCATAATAACATCTTTTAAATTAAATCCGTGGAGACGGGAGGAGTCGAACCTCCGTTTAAGCCGTTCGGTATAGAGCCCTGGCTTACTTTCCCGTCGTCCCCGCTCTAGAGAGGGACCCGAACACTTTCCGTGTGTCTGTGTCTCTAGGGCTAATCTCTTTGACTAGGGCTTGTGTCATTTTACGTCGCTATGAAACGCCTCGTAAGAGGAACATCGCCTACGACGGAGCACGTCTTTACCCTTGGTCCCTCACTGGAACGGGGGCTATTCCCCACGGTTCCATTTATTCAGCTCCCTACTAAGTCTCCACTTCCTTAGTATAGGGAGGTTCTTTAAGAACGTTCTACCTAAAAGCATTTCCTCAAACTCTAGTAGGTAGGTGGAGTCCATCCAACTATTCACTAACTTCTTCTGTTGTTTCCTCTTTCTCTTCCTCTTCATCGTCTTGGGGCGTAATATCTATAAGTATTTCCTTAACATCTATCTCTTTAATCTTCTTGATAGCTGCTTTTATATCATCATTAATCTCGTCTTGCTTCTCCTTAAGGACTTTGATTAAGCGTCTCTTGGCTGGTCCTGCGGTCTTAAACATATCCTCCTCTGAAACTCCGTAGGACTGTCCTGTCTGGTAAACTATTGTAACCTTATCATCTATTGTAGTAACAACCACGCCTGTTACTTCGGCTTTGACTACCTGTGCATTCCTTAAGTCTGCTGATGGGTAGTACACTACATCTCCTAAATCGAACTTGTTTGTTATTTTCACTGTTGTGTATAACTAAAATTATTTACTCGCCTTGGCTTTCGCCTTCTTAACGTAATCTCTTAGTATCGTAACCTCGGCTCTAAGAGTAGCCACCTCTAACTGTAGCTCTTCGACCATTGCTATTAGGCCGTCCTTCTCCAGTGTCTTTAAATCATCCATATTTTGTTTAATTAATTTAACTATAATATATTCTACCATATCTATAACTAAATGTCAAGCGTTTATTACTATAGGTCGAACATTTTATTAATTACATCTTGTCTACTTTCCTCCTCCTCGGTAAAGTCTACAGAGCTTTCCTCAGTAATCTTACCACCTGGGAAGGTTATCTTACAGTCTATTTCCCCTCCTTGCCCATTACGGTTCTTCACTATATCCAGTACATAGTCGTCTGTGAAGTCCCCTGATTCGTCCTTAGACCTCACAATCTTTATAGCCACATCTGCTACCTGTCCTATCTCTCCTGCCCCCTTAAAGCCATATACAGAACTAGACTCACTCTTCTGTGACTCGTTACTTATTTGGGACAGTAGAATGGAACAGCAGTTAACCTCTTTGGTTATTTCCTGCAGTCTAGTGGATATATTACTTAGTGCATCGTATTTACTATGGGCTTCACTGTCTTTAATAAGCTGTATGAAGTCTACAAACAGTACATCTATTCGGCCGTTAGCACTCTCTACCTTGATTTGGCTTACTATATCGGACAACTCATACATAGAGTCTACTATGATTAAGCTACCGTCTTCTATATGCTCTTCTATTCTCTCAATCTCCTTATCAACTTTATCCTTGTATATGGTCTTAGCTATCTCATAAACCCCTATACCAAGCCTTTCTCCAATAAGCCTGTCAATGATGTCTTCTTTAGTCATTTCCAGGGTAAACACTACAGCCCTCCTTCCTAGGTCTAACACCCTATTAACCATATTAGTCATAAAGAACGTCTTACCATAAGCATTATAACCACCTATAATCCATACCTTGGAGGGTCTCATACCTGACGTAACCTTGTCCAGGGTGAATATCCCTGTAGGCAAGCCTAGGAATCCTACATCCGCCTTCAACCTGTAGTCCTGTAAGTGCTTCTTATAATCTTCTATTACGTTTGTATCTTTTGCCATCGACTCCTCCAGGTACTTGATGGCGTCCTCTATGTTTCCCTTCTCATAAAGCTCTGCAGCCTTCTTATTGCGGTACTCTCTAACAAACTCTTTAATATCCTTCTCGTTAATCCACCCCTTATACTTACCCACGTCGGTTATTAGGTCTGCAGTCTCAATAGCCTTGAGCTCTGCTACACTACGTAGCTCATCCCAGTTGTCCCCATTAAACTTAAACCCTTGCTTTAAGGCACGGAACACCTTCCTATCCACGTGACCGTCAAACATATCCTCTCCTAAGAGGGCGTAGAATTCGGGCTTATAGCCCCTTACTAGCAACGCAACTAGTATGTTTCTTCCTTCTTCCATATAAATAAAAAAATTAATTTAATTAAGCTTCTTCTTACTCTTCGTAGTAGAGGTTGCATTCAACCACTCATCCAGTTTATCCTCTCTTAAAATATACTCTGGTGTGAGGTATCTCTTCTTGTTCTCATTCTTTCCCATAAGAAAGTCGTTCTCCTTAGCTCTCTTAACAGCCTTGATTATATCCTCTGGCTTATACCCCTCCTTTATCCGAGCATTGAACTTATGACTAACCTTCTTAGTTGCTCTATGGTTACTACCAACTATCTTATTAAAAGAATTAACAAACTCGATATATATATTATTATTCTTTTCATTCTTATCATTCTTAGTAGTTGTTACTCGTTTGTTACTCGTTTGTTGCTCAGTGTGTTGATTGGACTGATATTCATCATAGTTAACTACTGATATGACAGTGTAATTTGAGTTACTTGACTTTGTTATTTCGCTTGTTGAAATTAGCTTGTCTAGTGCAGTCCTAACCTGTTGAACCGACAACCCTACCTCCTCGGCAAGCGTGCTATAGCTAGATATGAACTGTCCTCTCTTAATTGTTATTCCCCTCCATCTCTTCTCTTCGTGGTTTGCTTTTAAGAGGATGTGTAGAAACAGAACTTTTACGTTCGTATCATCATACCACTCCCAATCCAGAAACTTTCTGTGTAGCTTTATCCATCCTTTTTGATTATCCATAAAAGTTGTCTCCTAGTCTTGTAGGGGGGTAGGAATTTAGCAAAACCTACCCGCCCACAGGACTATCTAAATATTACTAACGGGACAGTACTAAATTTTTTCTTGTGAAATCTGCTAAATTTAATTGTGTTACCATTGTATCATATTGAGAATCGTTTGTCAAGACTTGACACACTATAGGCTTATATGGTATAATGATAGCAGTATGGAGAAAGACATTAAACCAGACAATGCAGAGGGTGTAGCCCACTTGGCTGCAGCAGAGGCACCAGTGCGTGCCGTTATTTTAGCAGACTTACCTAAATCGGAGAGAGACACTATACTAGAGGGTCTTATTGAATCTGCTATGATGATGGGATTAATCGAGACTGACCAGATAAGGGATTGGTTGGGACTAGAGAGTGTAGGAACTAAGTCGATTAATTATATGATTGAGAAGGTGACGGAGAAGTGGCTAGACGAAACAGAAGACGTTTATGAGTTCGCCAAAACACAGAGGGTTACACAGATAAAGAAATCTTGGGAAGAAGTGAGAAACTGTGAGAAGTTATTCAAAGAAGCAGAAACTACGAATGAGAAGGTTAAGATAAAGAAGCTCCAATTGGAGTGGATGCAGTATATATCTAAGCTAGCCTTGGTAGATAAGATGGTTGAAGCGGCAACACCAGATATGCAGATAGTTGTTAATGGTGGGTTGTCCATAGAGGAGGATAAAGATGGCAACTAATGTTAATCTATGGACAGTTGACCACGGGCAGGGCAAAGTAACAGGGGAGCCCCACGAAGGACAGAAGAATATTATGTCTTCTGATGCTAGGTTTAAAGTAGTTGTATGTGGAAGGAGATGGGGTAAGTCCTTTTTTGCTGTTGTGACGCTCTTAACAGAGGCGCTAAACAACCCAGGTGGACTGTATTGGTATATAGGTCCTACCTATAGACAAGCGAAGAACATTGCGTGGAGAATGTTGTTATCAAGAATAAAGCTTTTTCCTAAATATTTCCAGGATAAGTGTCATATAGAAAAGAATAACCTTATCGTAGAACTGCCCAATGGCTCTATTATAGAGCTTAAGGGAGCACAGGACCACGACAGTCTTGTTGGTTCTGGACTCAATGGGGTTGTACTAGACGAGTATGCAATGGACATTTACGGAAATTCACCTGTATGGAAAGAAGCCATTAGACCCGCCCTATCAGATAAGATGGGGTGGGCTATCTTTATATCTACACCACGTGGATATAATCACTTCTATGACCTATATGACTACGCCTGTCATCACGAGGATGAGGGTTGGCAGGCCTGGAAGATGCCAACTGAGACAAATCCTTACATAGCAAAGCAGGAGTTAGAGGCTGCTAGGAGAGAAGTTGGTAGTGATATGTATTCCCAGGAGTATGAAGCAGACTTCAGAAAGAGAAGTGGATTAGTTTATAAGGAGTTTGAAAGAGATAAGCACGTAATAGAACCTATGAATCCAGGAGACGTACCTAGTAGATGGAGGTTAGAGGTAGGATTAGACTTTGGAACTTCACACCCAACGGCTGCTATATTTGTTTTGTTTGACCACGTTAATGATATAGCCTATGTGGTGGATGAACACTATGAGAGTGAGTGGACAACGGAGAGGCACCTACAATCTATTATTGCTAAAGAGAATAAGTGGATAACAAACCTTAGGAAGAAGATACCTAAGAGGGTTGGAGACAGTCAGGCTAAGCAAGTTTTACTGGACTACGCTAAGGCGGGATACCCAGTAACGCCTACGCCAAAGGGTAGGGACAGTGTTATGGCTGGAATAAGTGAGGTGAGAAAGAGGCTTATAAAGGATATTGTTATTAACAAGCCTAAGTTGTTTGTATGTAATAACTGTGAGAATACTATAAGAGAGTTTGAGAACTACTCTTGGCAGGGATATAGGGATGATGCCATAGAGGTAGATGAAAGAATGAGATTGGCTACAAAGGGACAGGATGCACCAAAGAAAGTCTTTGATGATGCTATGGATGCCCTCAGATATGTGATACAGTATCACTCAGTTGAGGACACCCAGGGTGTTATTAGACATCCACGGGTCGCCAGAAACCCGATAACTGGCTTTTAAATTTATTATTTATATAACATGAAGGTAAGAATAAAGAACAACCGACTAGCTCTAGAGGGGCATCTTAAGAACCTCGAGGAGGCTTCAGACGAAGAGCTTAGGAAGGTGGCCGCCAAATATCAAATAGGGTGGCAAACATTCGTAGAGAAGGAAGTACCCGTACAATCGAGGGGTATTACCAAAATGAGGACTGAACAAGTAGTTCAGCCTAAGAGCAGGAAACAGCTCGAAGACGAGATTAGAAAGAGGTTAACCGTAACTTTATATGTTCCTAAAGAGTACTGGACAGAAGAGCAAGAGGAAGCCTTCACCAGTAACGACCTTATGAATGAGAAAGACATTAATAGGGAGAGGGAAGTTAAGAAGGCTGCTGGTATAATGCAGGTTATACCACCTTTTGAGGATATTGGTGATAAGATTGCGGAAGCAAGAATGTTAGGAGAACTAACAGAAGACCAATGGGAATACTTTAAGGACCAGTTTAATTATAAGATTAAAAGGGTTAAAGACGATGAGGGTAAGGTTATAGGTAAGAAGAAGAACTATGTACATAGACTAATGGCAGTTGAGTACATACCAGAGAATGAAAAGGACCAAGAGAGGTTGGATAAAGAGAACGAGAAGGAAGAGGAGAAGAAATCTAAATCAAAAAAGAAATAACAATGGACAAGATAGAATTAAAAGACGTCGTAAATGAGGTCAGAGAGTTCAGTTTGAAAAATTTTCCTGCTACCCCAGAGCTTAGGGCGTTGGAAAACATATTCGAAGAGATGGTTTTTGGTGAAATCACCATCAAAATCATTGATGGGAAGATAGAATCGATGCAAGTCACCCATAATTACAAGCCTATAGTTGACAAAGAGAAGGAAATAGTGTAAAATAGGATAGATGAATTAAATATTACATAAAAATATGGCTAAAATATTGAGTGAGAGTCTCTTAGAATACCTAGATGGGCCTTCTGAGAACTATAATGCAGACTACAAGGTCTGGGCAAACAAAGAAGAGTGGAAATTAGTAGGTAAGATTAGGTCTAGGATACAGGAGATGTATAATGCTAGACAGAATACCTGCTACCTCATAAACTATGACGGTTCAAAGAGTTGGGATGCACACTGGAACCTATTAGAGAAGGATTACTTGATGTATTCAGAGTTTGGCAATGAAGATGACTGGAGGAGTAACCTCAAGTCTAGTATTGCCTACAGAACCATAGCGTCCTTGGACTCTAAAGAGAGAAGACAAGAGGTAAGCTTTATGGTTGAAGCAAGTAACGAGTCTGATGAGTCTAAAGGTAGGGCTATTGTATATAGGTATATGTACGAAGACTACTTTAGAAGAAATCCAGACATAAGATATAAGTTCTTAGAGATTTCTAAGAGGGCTAAGATATTTGGAACCTCTATAGCGTACATCCCTTACACGATTAAGATGCGTAAGGTTTCTATGCCAGAAGTTACAGATGTAAGTGAAGATGATGTAAAGAGTGGTGAGTTACCAGAGATAGAGTATAAAGATAAGTACGTTGTAGATTATGAGGATGCTGATTTGCTTCCTTGGAATATACAAGACTTTTATGTAGACCCTAATGCAAGGAGCATACACGGTACAGACCACCCAGCAACAGACGTAGCTGGTTTATTATACGTCACAGAGTCTCAAGTTAGAATGATGTTTCAAGGAGACCCTGCAGTTAAGAACCTTGATAAGATTAAATCAAACAATAACGAGTCTTATTCTTCACCATTCTTTTCACCTCCTAGGGATACTGAGAGAGGTTATGGGGAGTTGATTTACTACTACAATGTAGAGACGGACAGTGAGGTTATTATATATGGAGATGTTTTACTTAAAGAGGGTCCTATTCCTTATCAGGATAAGAAGATTCCTTTTGTAGACTTCAGATTTATTAAACACCCAGGACATTTCTATGGAATGGGAGTTGGCGATATAACCATACAGCAGTCTTCAGAGGAGTCTGCACTTAAGAACTCTAGATTAGATAGGGTTAAGTTTACGACTACACCTCCTACATTTGTTGGAGCAACAATCTTTGGAGATGTTGATGACCAGTGGGATACTATGGAACCTAATATGTTGGTTAAGGTTGGTGACGTAAGCCAGGTTAAACCGCTAGAGTTTCCACCTATTCCGTTTGATTCCTTCAGGATTTCTGAGGAACTTAAGGATGAGGCTGTTATGAACACAGGTATTAACCCACACGGTATGTCATTACCAATGAGTTCAACACCAGCAACAAACACTATTGCAATGAAAGAGACTGCCAGCGATATGGCAAATATGTATGCAGATAACTTGATGGAAGGTATGGGTCATTGGGGACAACTACTTGGTAGTAGGTTCTCACAGTTCTACTCAACACCATCTAGAAAGTCTTCATTGGAGTATGATAAGAAAGAGATGAGAAAACTAAGGCTAGAGGATATAGACCTCTATAAGGATGATGACGGTAACTATAACTATAGAGAGGTTAAAGGTTCTAAGATTGTCCCATTAGAAAAGGAAATGTTTAACTGGGATAGTGAGCCTAGAATATATGTTAACCCTGACTTTATAGCTCCTCTATCAGGAACCTATAGAATGAGGAAAGCACAAGAGGTATTACCACAGTTAATACAGCTAGCTGGAGATAGAGGAATGCCTATGGCAAACGGAGCCCCAGCAGTTGTAGATATAAGAAAGCTTGTTAAATGGTTCTTACAGGAAATGGAGATGTCTGATGAGGACTTAATCCTAGATGAAGATGAGGATAGAATAGAAGAGATTAAGCAAGCACAGAAACAACAGATGGATATGCAGGATGGTGAGCAGGTAGCAGGAGTACCAGGTGAACCACTGGCACATAGATATACACACGCCGTTGAGTTAAGAAGACTTAACGATGCAATAGGTTCTGAGGACTATCAGATGATAGTACAATCCCCAGACCCACAGATGCAGGCATTTGTAATAGCTATGGATGAATATAGAAAGCAATTGACAGAGCACTTGAGGTTAGATAACCTCCTTCAGCAGGATGCCCCAGAAGCCTCTGTGGCAGATTCTGACGCCGTTTCACAGGCAATGAGTGGTGGAATGGAGGGTGGTATGCCAATGCCACGCAACAATGCAGTTAACGTTCCTACAGTGTCTGGTAACCAAGGGTTGCCAAACCAGGGTGGAATGCCCGTACCTAATAAGATGGGTGTAGAGGATGTGACTGGACAAATAGCAGGTACAGCAATTTAATTTAGTATTTAGTATTATGAGCAAAAAGGCAGAACAAAAAGCAGCTCGAAAGAGAATAGCTGAAATGACTAAAACAGAAGGGTGGGTAGACTTCAAAAAACTATTACCCGAGTATGTGAACAGTATTTATCAGGAGATTATGTTAGCTGATAAGGCAGACCCAGACCTAATGGCAGCCTTGTCATATAAGCTTAAGTACAGTGTTCAGGTTATGACAGTACTCTTCGACGAGTGTGAGAAGATGAGAGAGGACCTTGACAACTAGGTGTATCCTATAGTATAATATAGGCAAGCAAAAGATTGTTAGGTTGGTTGTACACTAACAACCAACTTATATAGCCTTTTGGCTGTTTAAATTCTTTAATAATATAATATGGCAGAAGTAGAACAAAACACTTCGGACCCCTTAGAGGAGACTCAAGTTGAGGAACCCAAGGTAACTCCAGAAGAAACTACAGAACCTTCCCCCACCCCTGAGAGTGGTAACGAAGGAGTACAAGAAGAGTCTCAGGAACAAGAAGAGAATGTCGACTGGAAAAAGAGATACAGCGACAGTTCACGTGAGGCGTCTAAATTTAAAGAGACAGCCGAGCAAACCCAGAAAGAGTTACTAACATTTGTAACTCGTAACAGGGACACTTTTGAGCAATACGTTGATTCGAAAGGCCTCCCTCCTACGGAAAAGGAGCGTTATATGAATATCTACGATACTCAGATAGCTCCAAGTGCAAATGCTTCTACAAGTGAAGCAGCTAAGGGAGTAACAGGCGAACTTGAATCGGGTAGTTCTCCATCCAAAGAGCAGGCTGCTCCTAATAAGCCTGTCGACCCCGTAAGGCAGTCGTGGATGAACAGAATGGATATGCAAGAGAGGGAAAAGATTGAGGAGCAATCGAAGGCAACAATGGAATTTTTTGAGAGAGATGAAAATAAGGCTTTGCCTTATAACATCCAAGAAGCCATTAGGTCAACCGCTGCGATGTTGGACCAAGAGTTTGGTTACAAGCCAGCAGATGCCCTATCGGTGGCGAGAAAGAGACTATTAGAGCCAGAGGCTTTGAGAGATGAAGGCTACAACCAGGGAGTCAAAGATTCTATGGTAGGCGGTGTGAATCGAGGATTCACAGGTAGTAATGCTAAAGAGAAAGAGCAGATTAAACTACCCGCTAAAGATGAAGCTTATGTTTCATTTGAAATCCAGAGAAAAGGGCTCAAGGGAGATGAAGCCGAGAAATATAGAAAAGCATACGCCGAGAGATTGGCAATGAAAAACTAGTTAATTTAAGAACAATGCAACAATGTTTATTGTTAAATATGCAGATGGTGCATCTAGCAGACCATACGAAAGAATACCAGTATTGAATAGTGGTGTTGTCTTTTTTGATGGCGCTGTTAAATTATCCGCAGGTGGTGTTGATGGTGCAGACGCAGCTTCAGATTCTATTTATGGAATTTGTAAGGGCTTTATGATGGAAGGTGGAAGCACCCCATTAGAGAATGCACTTGATGATTCACACGACGGAACACTAACCTCTACAAGTTTCACAGCCGCTTCAGATAACCAAACTGATGAGACTGTTGTAGCTTTAGTAGAGCCAATTTTGCCTGGTGATGTAATCAGGGCAGAATTAGATGCAACCATAGGAACCACAACTGGTTCTGATGACTATGGTTATTATATAAGTATACTAACCAGCGATGAGAGAAAGCTTGATGAAAGTTCTGCTCACGCAACAAACCAGCTCCAATTTTTAATAGTTGGGCAACCAGGAAAAGGTGATTATGTAGATGTTAAACTGGTAGAGAACCAGATGAACGGAAACGTAGGAGCTTAATCCTATACAAATATTTAAATTTAATGTTTATTTGTAATCATGGCTATGAATACAGGTAGCAAGCCAGAGCTAACAGCACCAGGAGTTGAGGTTTGGATTCAAGAAGAGGCTGACAATGTAATGATGGATTCATTACTCAGCAAGGTATTTACTGTTGAAACAACCAGTAGATTATATGAAGACGACTCAAGTTGGGCTGGAATAGACTACCCAGAATTAGTTGGGGAGGCTGCAAGTTCACCAGAAGACGACCTATTAATAGGTTATACCTGGAGATATGAACTAAATACATATAAGAGAAAGATGGCTATAACCAGCCTACTTAACAAGACTGACTTATATAGTATAGCAAAGGCTGAAGAGATGTCTAGAGAGCTAGCTAAGAAAGCTGCTCAGGGTAGAGAAATTAATGCGTTCTCTGTTCTTAGAAATGCATTTGATTCTGATTATGTATATGGCGACGGAATGCCATTAATCTCCGTACAGCACCCTCGTAAAGATGGTGGCTCTGCACAGAGAAACACATTCTCAGATGGTGTACAAGACGCTTTGTCTTATGACGCACTTAAAGACCTTGAAGATGTAATGTATGAGGTTTTCTCTAATAAGGGAATTCCTCTAAGTATTGGTTTAGATTCTAAACTAATGTTGATTGTAACCCCTTACAATAGGGAACAAGCACTACAAATTGCAGAGGCAGATATGATTCCAGGAAGTGTTGACGAGTCCGTTAACTACTTCAAAGGTAGAAACCTTGATGTCTTAGTATGTCCTTATATTAGTTGGAGATTTGCTTACACCACTGGTGAAACAACCTCTACTGATAGGACCACCTATGACGAGAGATACTTCCTTGTTGACCCTTCATTTGCTAAGAAGATGTTGAAGTTTAAACAACTTCAAAATTTCGAAGTGAAAGCTTGGGAAGATGAGGATACCGACGTTATGTATGCTAAGGTAGCAGACGTATACGCTTACGGAATCTCAGGTTGGTTTGGTATTGTAGGTTCACTCGGAGACGGTTCAACTTACACCAGCTAATCATGGTAAGGTTTTTGGGGGTGTACCTTAAACACCCTCACCCGAATAACTAAGTTGACTTCACGGGAAAATGAAGGAAAACAGATTAGTTTAATTTAAAAGAATACTAAAATGAGTGATAGATTTCACACATCACAACCAATTGATTGTGGTGGTATAAAAATAAATGGTACCGAGGTTATTACCTCAGCAGGTGCCATTACGGCTGACATACAAGCCACAGCAGGTTCTATAGGAACAGCAGAGTTAGCAGATGATGGCATAACTTCTGCAAAAATGGCTGACAGTGTATTAAAGGTTGATAAAGTAACCTTAACCGCTGACGAGATAGTAGGGACAGACGCTGGTGACATAGGTCACGCAAGTGGAGCAACTCTAGTAGCCGCACCAGGAGAAGGCAAAGTATTAGAATTCGTTAGCGCAGTATTATCATATACACACGACACAGCCGACTATACAGGCGGTGGTGACGACAACGTAATTCAATTAGGTACAACTGCAGTAAGTCCAGCAATCGCTGGAGCAGACCTCTTAGAGGCCTCTGGGGATAAGATAGCTCAAGTTACCGCAATAGGTGACGCTGATGTAGCATTAACTGCTAACTCTGCGCTTAACTTACACGGTACAGCTTTAACACAACCAGGCACAGCAGCAGGTACACTAGACGTATTTATTACATATAGAGTACATACGTTATAAGACAGGATTTAAGATATAAATAGAATACAATGAGAAAAGTTATAAAAGTTTTAGACGAAGTAACTGCAACAACCACAGCAAATCCTGTTAATATTCTAGGAGCTAAAAGGGTCACTCTCTTATGTAAGAGAGCTGACCATAGCTCTGGAAGTTCTACGTTCACCGCTCAGGTGGGGGTAGGAACTGATTTGGCTGATTATAGCAAGTGGATAAGTAATGCTACAAACACTAATGTTCAGGGCCTCACAAGGGTTGCGAACTTAGTGCTTAGTGCTAACGGAGTAGGCTTTCTTACTATGAGCCCAGAAGACATCTTTGATGTAATAAAGGTTAAGGTAACAGAAGATACTGATGGAACACACAGTGCTTGGTTAATAGTAGATTACGAAGACGATAATAAATAAGTTAATTAATATACGATAATGGCTTTATCACAAACTTGGGAGCTCCAAGGAACAGCAGATACAACTATTGAGGCTACAGATAGCATTCAATTTTCTGATGGAACCTTTGACAACCCAATAACA